TCTTTGGTGTCTGGCAGGTTTGTCGGTATTGACTCTGGTGTTACTTCTAACCCTTCCTCCTTTGAAGATGATTTTTCTTCTTCAGCAGAAGATTCCGAAGCTCCCAGACCAGACTCTACCTGTTCCAGACTTGGAAGAAGTAGAGGGTCTAAATATGGAACGTCTGCCACAGGTGGATAAAAAATTGTTTTAGGCGGTACTAAAGTTTCTGGTATATCAATCTGTGGATAATCCAATTAATCCCAGTTGACTATTTTTTTCGCTGCTGCTTGTTCGTCTGCGGTCATTTCGGTAAGAGTGACAGAAGCATTAACCCAGTTATTAGGGTCAAAGTTTGCTTCCGCTACAACTATTCCATACTTTAGTTCTGTTGTATCGTTTTTAAATGGGTCAAGTAGCTTTAGCCAGTGCTTATCTTTAGCTTTATCAGCTACTTTTTCCATCATACCCACTCCGTTAGAAGCAGTTTTGCCTGTTAGTTCGTGCTTATACCACTTAGTATAAAGTGATTTGACTTCAGAAAATGGTTTAAATTCTTCCATAAGTTTATCCGTTTGTATCTAGTGTAGTCCAACTTGGGAATCCGCAATCATATCCACTGCTATTGTAATCTGATTGCTGATACCAAGAATTATCTCCACCTGTATATACATCTCCAAATCTACTTAGCCAGAACCAACCATTTTCTGTACCATATCCAAGATGACAGAACCCATTTTCCATACATTGTGCGGGTTGGTCAGGCCAGTGAATGAAATAAGGAACCCAGTGATTTTGATATATTAAATAATGCTGTCCATCATTTTCATTTGATCTACTTGGTGTGTAGTTCCAATAACCTGCAAAGAATAATGAACCGAACTCGTCTAATAGGACAACAGAGTTATATGTATTTTCAGGTGTACCTCTAGGAATAATCTCAATTATTTTACCTATCTTCATTTTCTTTTCATTACTACCGCCATCTTGGAAACTAGACCAATTACCTATAGCTTCATTTGGTCTGCTGTTATCTCCACCATCTTCAAAGTCTCCAAAGTCAGAGAACAATATTTCTCCACCAAACCAACCACCTAAACTAGGAGAGTTAGTGTGGCTATTAGGAGAGTTATTAGTGCCTTGTATTCCGTAGTAGTTAGATGCAGTGGAGTATATTTTCTGTTCCATACCAGTAGAACCGCCATCTGTTATAAACCATAAAGTTGAATATCTGACATTAGTACAAACCATATAAATAACTTTCTGGTCATCACTATTCCATAGACTACTTGAGTTAGTAAGTATTCTAGGCATACCATTACCACCTGAACCGCTAGAGTCATACACACCTGTTTGCTGTCCGTAATCTCTAAAGTAACCTGCGTAATAAACTTTGCCATCTTCAGTAAGCCACCATGTTCTACCTTCTGCGTCTCCATCTTGGTTCATTATTATGTGAAGTATTTTCTTGCCATTTAAAGGAGAACCGCTAACTGCTGTTACTTCAGCAAACTCATTTCTACTAGATGTGTTATTTAATCCTAGCTGACCTTGATCTCCATAACCTGTCGCCCAACACTTACCTGATTCAGTAATAACCATAACGTGTGTATATCTATAGCCACTACAAGTTACATACAATACTTTCTCGTTATTAAATGCACTAGCGGGAACTCTTTTTGCGTAGTTATTTCCGTTATTAGTTCCATCTCCTAACTGTCCATATCCGTTGTAACCCCAACTGTATAGGAATCCGTTTGTATCTACTGCGTAACTTGAACCATAATCATTACTATTAGTGTCCATAGTATGAGCGTGAGTAGTGACGATTTGTTTAATCTTTGGAAAGTTTGTACCTTTCAACTCTGACGTACTTTCGTCATACCACTTCATAGGTGCTTGCACTTCGTTTCTATCTCTAGTTCCTCCATCTCCCATTAATCCATATCCGTTATATCCACTAAACCAGACCATACCATTTTCACATAAATGATACTTGATAGCTCTATTACCATGAACTGATAAAACTTTAGGGAACCTATGAACTATGTTTCCATTGTCATCTAACATATCGCAGTTATTGCCAAGCAAATCTGTAAGAAGATGAGCATAGTCAGGATTACCTGCTAGTGCCTGTCTTAACTTGTAGCCTTGTACTTTACTTCCTTTGTTTGGGTGCCATCTACTACCATTAGTTGCGTTTTGTCCATCTAATCCAACACCACCACCATATACATAATCGTTACCATCATGATAGAAGTTACCCCATAAATGAGTTTCTCTCTTTCCTATATATCCACCTTGTCTATAGAATCCAGAGTTACAACCATACACATACCCTCGACCTACCTTCTTTAAATAATCAGGTAAAGCTTTTATTGATTCTGTATATACATTACCTGCTTGGTTAGGGAAATTATTAAATTGGAGTATTCCTGCTGTGTTTTGTTGATAGTTTTCTTTTACAGAACTAAGAACACTCTTTTCACTGAAATCTCCACCTCCATAAGAAGGAACAAAAGCTCTATCTTTAATACTGAAAGTTAGAGCATCTCCTCCTCCGTTTTGATCTTCTAAACTTAATGTCTGTGGTGCATCATCAGGAACAGTAAAACTTATAGTTCCTCCATTAGTAATAGAGGTTGGGCTGACACCTTTTTCATAACGACCACCTGTAAGAGTCGGGTTATAGTTTGAGTCAGCAGTATCTTTTATTGAGTAAGTTCTTTGGTTTGCAGGAAATGTAAATGAATAAGTTTTTCCTTTTGAAAGTTTGACAGCAGTAGTTTGTGTTGGCGATCTATAAATCTTAGGGAATTGCTGTCCTCTAGTAAAGTTAGTAGCAAAAATACCATCACTCATACTTGAGTGAACAGAACAGAAATATCTTAAAACATATTGAGAAGCAGGTGTAGGAACCCAAGTTACTGTTGCTCCTGCCTGACCTGCTGTTCCTGATCTTGTTATACCCATCTCAGCTTCAACAGCAACCTCTGGATAAGAACTACCTGTCCAGTGTCTAAAAGCAAAAACATGACCTGTATTACTAGCGTCACTAACATCAAAGATATATTGTGACCCAATTTTTATATCTAGCGTAGGTCTTTCAACAGTTCCAGAAAGACCACCTCCACTTATATGAAACTGATTTGTACCACTAGCACCTGTTGCCACTGTAACTGTATAAGTAATTGATTCATAAGTTTCTCTCTCATCTCCCAGTAACCACCTGACCATACCAGAACCAAGGGCATCTCCGTTACCAGTAAAAGGAGCATAGTCAAAGTTTTTATCGTTTGGTATATCTTGGTCTGGTTTTTCTATTACAGTTATAGATTGTCCTTTCTTACCTATTGGCAATCTTACATTTGCTACTCCGTCATTCTCTCTCATTAACAAGTCGCCACTTGTTGTTAAAACATCAGCAGGGTTAGCAGGAATAAACACTGACCAAAGACTTGTGTAACCTGCTGCGGTAGGACTAAAAGTATTTACGTTATTATTTCCAGTACCTATAAATAAATATTTTGCATTTTGCCAATCAACTAAATCTCCTTTGAAGTAAGTAGTTCCACTTTGCCAAGCTCCTCTATAATTAATACCCAGTGCCATCAAATCACAAACACTGCCAAGATGTGTATTCGCAGGTGGTGTTCCTCCGTTTGCGTTTACATCTGACCTATAAACATAAGTTGACCCTTCGTGATAAACTACGTCATCTTTTTTGTAGGCAGTGCTATTGTTCCACTCCCCCATGAAGTTAAACTTAAGTTTGCCTAAATCAATTTGTGCCATAATTAAATGTCAAGAATAAGGTTGCCAGTGGGTTGGAAACTAATAGCAGGAATACCATTTGAGTTTAGTATATCTTCTCCCAAGAAGAAAGCATGACTTGCCCCATTTTGGTAATAATCTTCTGTTTTGTAAACCTTTTGTGGGGATAATTGATCTCCTGCGGTGCTATATTCCATCACTAACATTCCATCATCTTCACGTTTAAAACCTAGAAATACTGAAACTCTAGCTAAATTTTGAGCAATACCTTTTGCAACATTAGCTTCATCTCTATAACCTTTCGCTTCATTTGCAAAGCCTTGTGCGTCATCTGCGGAGTCAGATGCTTCTTGTGCTTTGGTAGTTGATGTAGTAACAGCAGATTGAGCATTTCCAATACCTGCGTCTAGTTGCCCTTTTGTAACAGCGTCATTTGCATTTGTTGCATCTCCTAAGTTTGTTATTTTATTACCGCCTGAATTGACTTCTCCTGTTAAAGGTAACGAGCCATCTCTTTTTAAAAATAAATCTGTGTATGCTTTGTTTGCAACATCTGTGTCACTGACAGGGGTTTCTACACCACCTATTCTTTTTCCGTTAGCTGTTAGATGTTCTCCGTCTGGTACAATTCCTGCTGCTGCGTCATCTGCATTTTCTTGCTGTGCAAACAATACTTGTCTTAATCCTGTATCAAGATCAAGCTCTGTAAGAACTGAACCATCTTGAAAGTCAACAACTGGCAAACTAATATCAGTATTTCTTTGAAACTTAATCGCAACACCATTTGCAGGAGCAGTGACAAAAGTTAGTTGTTGACCTGTAATTGTATAGTCAGTGTCAATAGTTTTAACTACTTCATCTATTGTTACAGTTATCCCTAGAATGGATATGTATGAAAAGCTAATAGCAAAATTAACTTCAGTTCCGTTTCCTGTGTGATTAGTAAACGTGTTGGTGTTGTTGACAGCCATAGTTAGCTAATAAGAGACTTGGCAGCAAATTGTTCTAATAAACTATTTGAGCTTACTTCTACTATACCTTGGAATATTTTATTATTTCTATCTTCATCTCTAAAAAATTTATCTCTTTTTTCTTGATCTAATACTTTGCTGTTCTTTATCCACCACTCTTTAGCAGAAGTTTTGTAATCATTATGTATTTCTTGTAAACCATCTTTTAAAATCTTTCTTGCTCTATACATGTGATTTATTCTGTCACTATTACTAAAATCATCTTTTGTAAGTTCATTTATATCTTTACCTTCTACGTTTGCAATAACAGCTTTTATATTAATATCCATTTCATTTAAGTCCATTTTTAAGGCATTACCTCTCATTAGCTGTACGAGAATATCATTCTCTTTTATATATCTGTCCATAGCGTCATACATTCTTAATTTCAATGTACCTTTTCTAAACTTCGCAGTATTGTAAATTAAGTCAGCAAGCTCTTCGCTATTCAATCTTAGTTCATTATCAAAGTTATCATCACTCAATAACAAATCATTAGGAGCAGCAAACTCTCCTCCTGTTTCTTGTAGCACTGATAAAACAGGGTCATTGTTAGACACAGTAGAGTATGTCCAACCATCTAATAATGGATTCCACTCGTCTTTACCAAACCCAACAGGTATCTCTACAAACTTACCTGTTATGTGATTTTGTACTGGTCTTGCAAATCTATCTCCATGAGGAGTAAGACTTGCTATTTCGTTAACAAGTCTAGTCGCAAATATCATAGGGTTATAATCTCCTTGAAATTGTCCTTTAGTTATTTTTTTATCAACACGAATATTGCCATCTCGGTTTTGTCCAAAAGCACCTGAGTTAATAGCACCTTTAATAAACTTACCTGTACCACTAAAGGGTACTGCTATTTGAGCAATCCTTCTAGTTATAAATGCGTTCATACGAGAAGGGTCTTCAAATAAAGGTATAAGTTCTGCTATGCCAGAAAGAAATGTTTTATCTACTAAGTTGTCATACATAGCAGCTTGCATAACCTGATACATAGATTCTTTTTCCAATTTCTCTGCTTCTGTTAAATATGGAGCTATTCTTGCAAAATCAGCAGATAAAGCTAGATAACTAGCCCAAGGTTCAAGTCTTTTATAACTTACATATTTATATTTAACTTTTCCATCTGCTCCTCTTACATAGGTAACTTCTGAGTTTTCTCCTTTTTGTAAAATATAATCTAAAGGATTTCTTGATCGTCTTGAACCTTTTGTATTTAATGGGTCAACCTTTCCGTATTTAGCTATTTCTTCTTCAGTTGCAAGAAATCGGAAAGAATATGGTTGAAAACCAGTTGCGAGCATCATCTCTCTTTGCTCTTTATTTTTAGGTAAACCTCCTGTAATTGCTACTCCTGCTTCAGGGTCATTGATTGAAAAAGCAGCAGTTATACCACCCGCCCAAGCAGCACCACCTAAACGTGTTCGACCTATCGCTATAGCTCTTACACTCTTATCTTTTGATGCAACTTCTGCTAGGTGTTCTTTAACAAATCCTATTTCACTTATTCTTAGTTTTTTACCTAAAGGTGTATCTCCTAAAGCAGCAATAGGACTTGCTTTACCAAATTGCTTCATGATATTGATAGGAGTTCTTATAAAAGGAACTATCTGTCTAGCTAACGGATATTCGTTAACAGCATTTTGAAACTGTTTTAGATAATGACCATCTGCTAAATCTTCAGTAAATGTTGATTCTGCTGCATATTTTTGTGCATCTCTATATAGTTTTAAATTTTTCTTAGATAGCTTTCCTTGTACTGATTCTCTGTTTATAACTTTAATAATTTTGTTAAATTCTTTATTAACGTATGCGTTATATTCTGCTCTGTTAGCAAAAGTTTTTGTACCTTTCTCTATAGCTTTTTGAGTATCTTCCCAGATAGTTGCTCTTAAATATGACCTAAAGTTCATTTGTTTAAAGAACTCATCTTCAGCCATTAGAAACCTACTAGGCAATCCGTATGTATCCATAATTGCTCTACCAACTTGACCTTTAGTTCCTTCCCAAGATTCCATCATTATTCTTTCTGCTGACTTACTTTCAAGTATTGATTGACCTGCATCAACAATATTTCTATTAGCTCTAAAAGCAAAACCTGCCATTTTTAAAGACTCCATAGAAGTTGACATTAGGTATTGCAAATCTTTTAAAGCTCTCAATCTAGTTGCATTATCTTCTGCACCTGCAAATTTTGCTATAGGTTTTCCGAATGTATTTATTCCTGTAGATATTAAATTAACTTGATGAGTTACAGGGTTTGATAATATTGAATTTATAAATAAATGATTAGTTATTTTCATTACATCTGAACCCTTTTGATGCTTAAGTATTATCTTTAAAGCTTTAGGATTAGTAGCTGCAAGATGTAATTTTCTTACTACTTGCTGCAAAGCTTTAGTATCTCCTCCATCTGCTAGGTCTAAAATTTGTTGTATATCAAATTCTCCTAAGAAATCTTCTTCATCTACCATTTCTTTAGCAGCTTGTTTTCTTGCAAGCTCTACAGCTTCGTCTTCTGATCTTAGTTTTAATATAGTCTTTAAACCTTTTTGTGGAACTCTGTCAGAAGTTACATTAGATAACGAGAGACTTCTTGATATTGGTGTAATAGCTCTTCGTTTAATATTTAAGACACTATCTAAAAATTTAAGAGTATAGGCAAAGTCTCCTTTTACAACATCATAAGCTTTGCTATCGAAGCTTCCACCTTTCTTCATAGCAATCATGTCGTCTAGTTTACTGGCTAGTTCTCTAACAACGATTGCACTTTCGTTAACAATGTCATTCATAGCTATGATTGCTACTTCTAAATCAATCTCTCCTCCATCTCCGTAAGTTTCCACAAAATCTGATAAAGCATTAATAGTATCTAAAGGTAGCTGAGTTCTTGCTTTTGCCTTCATAGACTTCCATGTTCTACTTTTTGGATTTATGCTTTGTCTAATTGCATCTCCTCTGGCAACAATAAAATCTACGATTGCTTCTTTATTTGCAAAAGCTTTTTCTTTGCCTTTAATAGTTGTTTTAAAATATCTGTTTAAATCTTTAGCATTAAAAGTTCTTGTTATTTTTGACCCTTTTAATGGACTTCCGTACAATGTAGAACCATCTCCACCTAAATAATATTTTTGTAATTTTGGATTAGTTTTTAATTTTTCCATATATATATTTAAATTTTCAATTAAATTCTGATCTTGCAAATCCATTACTGAATCGCCTATATCTCCTCCATCTTTACTAAGAATATTTTTTAATCTTGCTACTATACTATTTCGTGATTTATTATTTCCTGCTCTCATTTCGTACATCTTATCCATAAACAAATCAACCAGTTCATTACCTTTTTTACCTATACTTGTTTTTGTATAGTCAGCAATACCAAAAATAACCTTACCAAACTGCTCTGCTTTTTTATCTAGTCCTGAAGTTTTTATTGTATTTTCAGCAAATTGTTGTATAGCTTTTGAATTTTTAGTTATTCCTGAAACAGTACCACCAATCGCTAATTCTCCAACTATAAAATCATTTGCCATAGCTCTCATTCTGGCTGCCATACGTTCTTCAACTGGTCTTAAAGTTCCGTCTTCGTTATATTCTTTTGGTGCTTGCAAAAAATCTACAATAGTTTTTGCAACGTCTGATCTTTCCCCTACCCAATTAAAAAAGTTTTCTTGGTAAGGGTCATTTAATGCACTTACTCCCGCACCTGCTACTCCATAATTTAATCTTTTAATACCTATTGATTTAGTAAATCCTCCTAACTTTGCTATAGGTATAAGGTATTGAGTTATTGTTTTAGCTGTACCATAGGAAAGACTATTTCTATCATCTTCAGTTTCGGTATAACCTCCAATTAAATTACTAAGAGTGCTTCTTTCGTCTAGTGGTTTGTTTAAAGGTATAAGTTCAAAATCTTGTGTTCGAGTACTGTCATATAAGTCTCCAAGTATTAAATCAACTATGTCATCTCCTAGCTCATAAATATTATTGACATTCTGTATAAGACCATTTACTAAACCTCTATTAATTTTTGATGCAAAGTTTCTTCTGCTTTCATAAATGTATTCATTTACTTTTTCTCTTTTTGATTTATCTGCAAGGATAGCTTCTTGTTCTTCTATAAATTCTTTTTGTGCTGCTGCAATAAAAGCATCATCATTCAATTTATCTTTTGTAAACCTACCTACTTTTTCTTTTTCTGTTTGAGATTCATTAACTGGACTTATTTTTTTTTCTGTTTCAATTTGATCTTTAATCTGGTTATCTTTAATATTTGCATCTATTGATTCTGTATTTAATACAGGTTTTGGATTAAGTTCTAGTTTCGGGTTAGCAGCAACAAGTTCTTCTTTAACTATTTCAACATCTTGGTTAGCTTGTGTTTGTGGATTTAACTCTTCCATAGTTAGTCAGTTAAGAAGTCTTTGTACTTGCCTTTGTTGTATGTCTCCCAAGCTTCAAATCCATATTTATCATATAGACGTTTTGCAGCTATAACATTAATGATAGGGTCATATAGCTCGTCTGGGTCTTCTATTTCAAATAATGGTAATCTTTCTGGTAAATATTCTGGCAACATATTGATTTGCATTAGACCAATAGAAAACTCGTTTTTCCTTAATGGGTCTAAACCAGACTTAACTGTATCAGCATCACTATCTCCTGCTGATTCTGCCATAGCAACAGCACTCATGATTCTAGTTTCTCTATCATCAAAACCTACAGCCGATAACATTTGCTTAATTGTGTCTTGACTAAATCTTTGTCTTGTATCAACATTCTCTAAAACTTTATTTAGTCTTCCTACCAGTACTGCTTTGCTTTCTCTAGGCTTTGCTTCTGGTATGCGTATCTTCTGTCCAACGCTTAAGTTGTTTGCCTGTTCTTCTGTAAAGTTATTAAATTTAATTATCTCTGGATAGCTAATATTTTCATACTTATCTGCTATTACACTTAAATTATCTCCGCTTTGTACTGTATAAACTGCTTGTTCTTTTTGCGTTGTGTCAGCCATAGCTATAAGATCGCCTTCCTTACCACCAAGATTTTGTGGTACATCTGATACGACTTTTTGACCACTAGCTATTTGTATATCATTAACTGGTATCTGTTCTGATTTTCTTAAATCTTTAGGATTTACAATTTCATCTTTATCATTTGCTTTTATAAACTCATCTTCATTACCAGTATCACTAGGTTTCTCATCTGTAGTCTCATCTGAAACATTTGATTTTTCAACATTTTCAGGTTCTTCCTTGGGTGTTTCTTCCTTGTCTAATTCCTTATTATTACCTGCACCTCTGAAATCAGGGTTTGATTCCATGTTTTGACCTTCTGTTGCACTTGTTGTAGTGGGTGGTATATCTGTTGTGTCTGGAATAACGTCTGGTTTCTCTTTAGACTTAAGGTATTTCTTAAACTCGATTCTGTCAGGCTCAGTTACATAATCAACTATCCCATATTTTTCAATCTCTTCATTACTTAAATCAACTCTTTTTAAAAACTCTTTTAGGGGTTTTACATATTCCAAATCATATTCTCCGTCTTTATTTTTATATGCGTTAAATATTCCCTCAATAGATATTTCATCTGCATAGTCATACTGTTCTTCAACATCTGCAAGACTAGGTTTTATTTTTAAACCATTATCATCAATATCCGAGTTAGCATATAAGCTTCCAACTGTAAGTCTTAAAGTTCTCTGTGTTTCTTTTTGTTGTCTTTTATTCATATCCATAATCAAAGTTTCATTATCTATAAGTTCAGGGCTGCCATACTTTTGTAGTTGCCTATTACTTTGTATTTGTAATTGTGCTTGGTCTTGTACCTTATCTCCAAAAGCTATAACCTCACTATCTGTTGGGTATCTTGGTACATCTATCTCAACTCCTCCTTCAGTTACTTGTAAATTATCTCCAAATAATCTTTTAGTTGTTTTGTAATCTCTAATTTTTCTAGGTATATTTAAAAGCACATTTTCAATTCTATCTAATTCGTCAGCGTTTAAATCTGATCTTTTGGTATATATTCTTTCTATATTGCTAACAATTTTAGAAGACACCCCATCAGCGAATTTTCTTTCTTTATCTAAACTTGTATCTAAATCTTTTATTGATTTTCTTTTCCACTCTAAATCAGCATTAGTTTTAAAACTTTGCTCATAGGCAAGATTAATATATGCCATAGCTAATTGTTTGTTGTTATATTCTCCGTTATCAATCCTGTTTGTAATTAATTGTTTTTGTAATTCACTATTTATAGCAATAGTTTCTTGATTGTTTTTTACAAAAAGTCTAGTTTGTTTATCTTGACTTTGTATCTTTCTTAATTCTATTTTATCTTCTTCTGTAGGATTTTCTTTGCTAAGAATTTCTCTAGCTTTGTTTATGTTTTCACTTACCATTATTTTATCTTTGTAATCGTAATATCTGTTTTCAGCTTTATCTATAGCACCTAAAGCTGTATTAAGTTTTTTTCTAAACTCTTTAGTATTGGTAATTGAGTTTCTAGTATTTTCTACTTTTACTAATTTAAAACCACCTTTACCATCAGGTACTTTTTTTGTTCCTAAAGAATAAGAAGGAAATAAGCTAGTAAATTCATTAAGAAACTTTCTTGCCTGTGCAAATCTATTTATACCTGCTTCTTTATTATTAGCCATTGTCACAGCAAAGTTCATTATCTGGTCTGTATAGTTACCCATTTCCTTTGTAAATTCTTCTCCTACATATTGCTTTCTAATATCTTCTACAAATCCTTTAAGTTCTTCTTTTATAAATGGTTTGTCTGCACTTTTATCTATAAAGTACGAAGCCATGATTTGATCTAGCTGTACTGCTCCTATTTTTTTTAACTTATCTACTTTGTATGCACTATTAACTTTAGCGTGTTCAGTTTGAAACGATTTTATTCCGTCATCTATTTGATCTAAGAAAAAACTTTTAACGTAGAACTCTGGCATATCCAGTTGTTCCACTCTGACATTTCGTTTACGAGCTATATATTCTTGAACTTGAGGAGAAGAAAAAGGAAAAGCAGCTAAAGACTTTAACTCTCCGTCAGCAGGGTCAATAACTCTTGTTGTTTTTAATTCGTTAAGCCAAGCATTTTTTAAATTAAGTCCTAAAGCTTTTGACTTTGCTTTATAGAAAGCAGGAGCATACCAAGGGTTTTGACCTCTAATAAATTCTGCTTCCTCTTTAAGACCTTCTTTTGTTAGGTTGTTTAACTTCTGAGCTATCTGTCCTTGTGTTGTTTCTAAATCAATTTCTTTTGGATATAACAATTTTTCTGTAGCTGTATATCCATCATTACCTGCTCTTTCCCCTTCTGATTGTGCTTCTTTTATCTCAGCAAGTTTTACTTTATCTATTTCTCTACCAATATATTTTTGCAAGGCAGGTTCAATAACCGCTAAAGATTGTGCAACTTGGGATAACGTAGAAGTAGTAGTCGGGAAAGCAGCAACAGTACTTTGCGGAACAAAGACATCTACAGGTCTAGTGCTTGAAGTAAATCCTCTTGATTGAACCATAGTTATAAAGCATTAATTGCTTCTGCATTAGGAGCTATATCTAAATAGCTCTTTAATCCAGTAGATGCTACTCCTGCCAAAGTCGGCAATAGACCTTGGTATTGTTGTTGTGCTTGCATATATCCTCTATTAGCTATATCTAAAGCTTGATTTCTACGACCATCTCTTTGAGCTATTATTCCTTCTACATCTCTATTGTATTGAAATTCTGCTGATTCTAAAGATTGATTTAAACCTTCTCTGATAACTCCTGCCTGTCTTTCTGCATCTCCTAATAATATTCCTAATAATCTTCCTGACCTGCCTTCACTAGCAGAAATACTACCTTTAGCTTTTAATTCTTTAATGTTTGCTTCTAGTTTTTTTTGTGCAGTTATAGCTCTGTCTTCTTGTAATCTTTCTGTTACTGCATTTTGTTGTGCGTTCATAGCAGCATCAGCAGACAAAGCAGTTCTTTCTGCTGCTTGATATGCGTAAGATGCTGTCTGTCTTGCCTGTTCATTCTTGGCTGCTGCTCCCATTACTCCTGTTACTGCACTTAAGGCCAAGGAAGCATTGAACAGATTACCTGCTAATCCAGTAAGACCTAAAGCTCCTGCTACAAAACACATTAGGCTATCCTCATGAATTGATAAAAAGGTTTTTTGTGTACACCATATTCTTTATGATACTCGATAAACTTAAATCCTAAACTTTCTAACCACTTCATAGCTGCTACGTTTTCTGCATATACAACATTATATAGAATTGTATATGATTTCATTAACTCATCAACCCATATTCTACCTTTTCTAATTAATTGTATTCTGTATTTTTTATTATCAAATAGCTCTTCAGTAGAAACCATATAGATACAACCATTAGGAGTTACCCCACAAATACCAATAGGATTATCTTCATCTCCACAGATTGCCATAACTTCTTTACTAGCTAAGTATGAAACTTTTAGTGCTGTTTCAGGGTCTTGATCTGCTTGATAGAGAGCTTCTAGTTTATCCATCTCTCTCATATTGTCGCTTACATAATGCAAGTCTTTAAGGGTACATTTTCTTAAATGACCCATATTACATTCGCCTACTTCTCATGTTGAACATAGCTTCAAATTCTGCACTGGCTAACAGTGTAGGCAGGAAAGTATTATTCTTTACATCTATATCTACTCTGTCTGCTCTACTCATTATTGGCACTCTAAATGTACCTGTAGCTAAATTAATTTGACCAATAGCAGAAGAAGCAGCACCTAGCAGACGACCACTAAATTTATGTACACTTGTGTCTCTATACTCAGGTGTTACTTCTACTTTAAAAAACCCTGTCTCTTCAAACTTAATATAAAAATGGTGTAGTTGTAATCTTGAACTAATAATCTCAGCAGAACTTTGTGTTGGCGATTCAGTAATTCTTTGTTTACTAAACCTGTAGTGCATTTCAAAAGGTTCTCCAATAATTACTTTTGCATTTCTATAGTCTCCGTTTGCTTCTATAGTTGACGTTGTTCCATCTGTTTGGTTTGTAGTTTTTATTATTGTTCCTGCTTTTAATGTTTGAGTAGTTCCGTTAAGATCAACAAACGTACTGGTTTCATTTGATGCAATATATCTTCCTACTACATTCATCTCTCCTCTTAATCTATAAGGCACAGTAAATATAGTTTTCTTAGTTGTTGTGTTAAATGCAACTGAAACATTATTACTAGCTTCAGTAACTTTATGATCTAAATGATATTCAAACGTAGCGTTTTCTTCTTTATAGTCAGACTCAAAAGGTAGTTTTTCTAGGGTTACATTAGTATCCTCTTCTATAACTAAAAATAAATCAGTACCTATAAAATCTACATTTTTTATTCTTCTGTTTGGATTAATAGTAAAAGTAAACCAACTGTTTAAAACTTTCTGTCCTTGTGTTCCAAATAACCATCTATTAATAAATAATTTGTTTGGGTTATCAGTTCCTAAACAAACTAAAATATCTTGGTTATTAGATACAGCAAGTTTAAATATACTGCTTGGTATCAGCCTTGGTACATGAATAGTTATGTTACTAGCATCTTTTAGAGTTACATCTGTTTGAGTTATATATTCTCTGATACCTGCAAAGTCTCCTTTTTTTGTAAGAAAATAAATAGAAGAACCAGAACCTACAGGCGGTGCATCATCTGAAGACTCGAACTCAGTTGCTACAAGTACGTTAGCTGTTAATGGTGTTAAGTTGTCTGCTGAACTAGATAGTATAAACTGCGTTTGTTCTGAGAATAGAATCAACTGCTCTCCCATAGTTACAGCGTGTTTTAAGATAGCAACTTTTGTGTGTGAAGCTGCAACGTCTATAGGGTGGGAGTCAACAATAGTTAGAACAGTATCAGGAAAAAAGTTAAAAAAGTCTGACACGTTAGACAGAATCACGTTGTCATCTGCCAGAAAGCCTAATCTGTTTCTAAAGAAAAATACGTTGCTTATATTACGACCAATAAACGAGGGGTCAGGGGCAGATATTTCATCTCCTGAAGTACGTTCTCCCCAAACAGGTAAAGTGTAATCCGTTCCATTTAAAGTATAAGTATCTCCATCTACTCTTGCAAATCTAAAATTACCATCAGCCTGTCTAATTAAAACGTGGGGCATAGTTGAGTAATCAAATTTAAAAGGTATTCCTGCTTGTACTGTCTCTTCCCATTGTCCTTCTTCAAAAGTTCCTCCGTTGTTAGTGACAAATTTTACATAGTAATTATCAAAATTTGTATTGTCATCTCCTTTTACTTCAACAACGTAACCATCAGGAGAAACAGTAGGCAGGTCTGTAAATCTTTGCACTGAGTCTTTTACAATAGATAGCTGTGTATTACCTTGAGTGTCACTTCCATCTATAGAAAAATTACTACCATCTGTTTTTCTTATATATATAACACTTCCATTTCTTGTAACATCAAATCCAGTAAGGCCACTTGCTAGGCCATTAGCTAAATCATTAGCTACTCCTGAAGTACTAAGAGTCGAGTCATTAGTAGTGTCATCTGTGACAGTTACCCCATCTACTGTGACAGTATAGATAGTATTATTTGAGACTTGCTCTACAAATATAATTGCTTTTGTTCCTGTACCGCCTGACAAAGTAGTATCCATAGCAGTAGCTACGCTTGTATTAACAACAAAAGTGAAGTCAGCAATCGTAACTGTTTTGATTTCACTTCTTGGATTAGTTGTATTTAAGTATGTAGTTCCGTCAGGTGTTTCTACAGTTTTTTCATTACCTTGTAGGTCATAAACTTTTACACTTCCATTACTAAAAATGGCTACATACTGTTCATTTACATCTCTATTAATAGTTTGAATATGAACATTTCCTAGACTTTGAGTACTTAAATTAGTAACGTGCTGTATGCCTGATCTTTTTATAAGACCAACTACAGGGTTACTATCTGCATTGTCTTGTATGTCTGCGTGGTCTGCTTGTTTAGATGAGTCAGAAGCTTGTGAAACTCCCCTCAATAAAGTTGGAATAGCTCTTGATACAATTCCCATAATTATCTATTAAGTACATCAGCAGGAGTAAAGGTATCAATAGCATTATTTAAGTTAGGGTCGCCTGTAAGAACATTATGATCTGCATTTGATAAATCTGTTTCCATTAATATTGATCTAGCTCTAGCTTCATCTTGCCCTGTATAAGTTCTTAAACCATCATCTCCAATTAATCTATCTACAAATATTCTTGCAGCTTTTATATTCATATAACGTCTAGCAGGTTCAGGCAGTTCTACAAAATCTCTAAAGTAAGTAATATGACAAGTTAAATCATTATCAAATTTAAAAGTATTATTTTTTCGATCATACAATTTAAGACCTCTTTGAATTACATCAATAGTCGGGTGGTCAAAAATATTAGTATCTATTTTTAAAATATTATTTGCAATAGTAATTTCATTTTTACTATCTCTAGTTAGCACAACATTAAATTCTTGATTAAATGACCAACCTTCAGATTGGACTTCTTTATTAACTTCAAGCAAAGTTGATTGTGCAGTTCTTGCATCTACAGGGAGCAGCCCTGTCAATTTATTTATTGGTGCTTCGCCTATTGCAGCGAGCATAATGTTTACACATTCCAATTCAGTGCTTGCAGCTACAGCCATTTTTCTTTACTTTTTTTTTGACATTTTTAATGCCATGAGTTTGTTTTTAAGAGCAGACTTTTTTTTGTTGTCTGTTTTTTTCTTTTTAGATTTAGGTCTTCCAACCTTAGAACCATACGTTCCCTTACCTGCGGGCATAAAAAAAAGGGTATCTAATAATAGAATACCCCATTTTAGAAATTTAGGTAGATTATGTAGCAGACAATTTGATTGTTGCTGCACATTCTGGTCTTAGGATTCCATGCCCAAGTGCGTACTTCGCAACAAGTAGTGTTGATTGATACATAATCCCGTAGTCCTGACCTGAGATTTCAGTTGTCATGTCCTGTAATTTTACAGTTCCAACTGCGGATTTATGGAACACCATACCTAGTGTCTTGCTGTCATCTCCTGAGTAAGTGTTATTAGCACCTGAAGGATTAGAAGCCACATTACTTTGAGGTACGTTGTTACTCATCATCACAGGAATACCTGCAACCATTGATACACGACCTGCTGCTACTGAACCATTACCCTGTGGGTTAAAGTCAGTATCTATAATCCTAGTCGCTGACTCAGGAATCTTATAGTATTCCGCAGGTGGTAACACACAGAATCTATCTGTAGGAGGAATGTCACGAGAGTCAAACTCTTGAGCTATATCATATATAGCTGCAACCAGTTCATCTCCTGTGACGTTGGCTGAAGTTGTATTACCAGTAGGTAGTGTTAGAACAAGTCCACCATTACCACCTGTTAGTACAGTACTAGCCCTTGAAGCATTACAAATAACTTTAGCTACGTTTTGATCGTATGTTTTTGCTAAAGCCTTTCCAAGCTCAGCAGAATAAATTGACCTCACATCATAGTGATTCTTCAATTCATCTAATTTGGCGACTACCGCTTGGGCGATTAACATATCGTCGATTGAAATCAAAACCTCACTAGCCTTGATTTGGTTCGCCCCTACTAGGGGTTCTCCGATCGTATGATAAGCAGCAGTAGCGGTTCCTAAAGTTGGGAAGCTTGCCGATTTGCCTGAAGCTATAGAACGAACAGTGTGTAATTTGTCATCAAAAATATTGTTTTGACCAAATGCTGTTAGCACCTCGCCAGAAAATACCTTGAGAAATAACTCGTCAAAGTTTGTACCTGTTGCGTTCTTCAAGCCCAGACGAGATACAGTTGCGTTAGCCATCTGTTTGTCTGTTGTTGAGAATTAAGTTGTACTTACTCTGTCTTACTATCTTTTCTCAAAAGCGTTATCTGACGTATCAGGCACTTTGATGTGTAGATGAAAGTCCAGAAACTAGCAACGCCACTTGCGAAGTGCAAGAGCCTTTCTAGTTGGCCTACCTTTACTATCTTTCATAGCTCCTTTGACACCTTTCATTCTTGCACAAAAAGATTTTCTTCTACCTTTTTCACGTTTTGAAAGTCCACTTTTTTTAGTGACAGGTCGTTGCAACTTGGAACCTGTAGCAGCGTTTATTCTTCTTCTCCCACTTTCTGATAATCCTCCTGTTGGATTCTTGTCAGATTTTCTAAGAGATAAAGATTTTCTGCGTGGAGACATGAACTACGGATTAGTAGCTTATATAAAATATAACAGCTATGCAGTTCTTTGTCGTCTTTTATGATTGTAATTTATTCTTTTACCGCTAGTTTTTGATCTTTTAAATTTAAGTTTTTCTCTATTAGACATCTCTTTTGTAGTCTTTGGTGTCTTACTACTTACTCTTTTTGAAGGTCTGCAAGCAGGATAAGGTCGGCCATCTCCTTTTTTCCTGCCACACTTCTTGCCTGTTTTGACATCAACCCATTTCTCTTTAAACCATCTATCAAGACTCATTAGGCTTTGGTGTATCCTCCACCTGCTGCTTTATATTCTCTAACAACTTGACCACTTGCATAAGCAGAAGGCCACTTCTTGACTCTTGCTTTAACTTTAGCTTTGATTCTTGCATAAAGTTCTGGTTTAGTTGGTTTGTTAGCCATTAGACTACTTCAGTATTTTCCATACGCTTATAAACACTTAGAGTATATGCTTCATCTTTTCCGTATCTAGGGTCGCCCATAGCAGTTTTAATCTCTGCTTGTGTCTTAAACGGAGTTATTGCCTGTGGACTTCTACCATTTATAAGTGTTGGTTCAAATCCTTCAGCAGCCCTCATCTGTGCAGCAAAACCCTGAACTGCAATCTTAATCATAGTGGGGTCTTGAGTATCTAATATTTTGTCAAATGCAGCTAGTGTTTCATCAGGAACATTATTTTGTGTCCACTCTCTAAGCTCGTTATATCCGTCTTCTCCACCTACAACATTCTGTATATCTTCTAATTGAGATTGTTGTATTTCATCTGCAACTGCTGTTCCACCTCTTAGACCATTTAAATAAGTATCAATGATTTGTTTAGAAAAACCTGCTTCAGCAAGTTTTGCATAATCATCTTCTCTTATGTTTCCTGTATCTTCAAAGACTTTTGTTATTTCTTGGGTATCTATTCCAACTTCTTCTAATACGGAAGCAAGGCCATCTCCATAAATTTCAGTAGGATTCCACTCACTATCAGGTGTTTCTGCTTCTTCAGTTGGTTTCTCAGTTTGAGTTTGTTCTACTGCTCCTAGCTTACCTTCTAGCTGTTTATAGCTGTTTACCATATCAGCAACAGTTTTGAACTTACCATCAATAAGTCCATTTTCATCTCTAAGAGCTTCTATATCATCTGCTGACATAGGAGGTGTTTCAAAAGATTGTACTTGTGATGATGTCATAGTAGTTTTTTGTTTTAACTATAGTGGATAGTTGAACCATGTCTAGTAAGTTTGTCTCCTGACTTCTCAGGTATAGGAGTTTCTTCTGAAGCTCCAAGCCTACTTACTACAGCTTTTTCAGGAGCAGTATATCTCCCATTTTTATCTCTAGGTTTACTAGATTTGGCCTTCTTGGTTGGCATTTGCAGTTACCTCTTGATTAATTAATCCTGCTTCAGCTTGTTTCTTGGGGTCAAGTAACGGAGAACCTACAGCAGCACTTCCAAGACTTCTAATAAGTTCTTGTTGTTGCATCTGTTGTTGTTCAGCAGCGATTTCTTCTCCTGATTTTACCAAATTCTCAGTTTCAATGCCAATACTGGTAGCTAGACGCTTAATAGCTTCGTCAAGATTAACGTATTGTCTCATGACATCAGCCCCTAAAGCCTGTGCCATTACTGTAATAAACTCAAGTAGCTTCTCTTTGTCTTGTCCTCTACCCAATCCTTGTAAACCTGTAACGATTGAGATACCAACTATGTCGTCAGGTAACTTGGGGACTTTACCTGACTTAACAAGTAGGTGCATACGTCTTCTTAAATATGGTAGCTGTAACTCAGAACTCAGGATAGAGTAGATTCCTCCAAGTGTTGATTCTAATTCTTGTGTTAATATCTTTAGCTCTGTACTTGTAACTCTCTCAGCGTCACGTTGTACTGCTTTAGCCATAAGGAAAGCGTATTGTAATCTTTGTTCTATTCTTTGTATTGCTTGAAAAGATACTTGCAAGTCTTGCCCTTTACCTACCTGCATAACTGATATATCTTGTGCATTACCTTCTCGAATGGCTCCGTTAGGTGCTTTAGCTAGGGTACTAGCTCTGGTTGTGCCATTGGGATTTACAAGAAAAACTGTACGAGCAGACGCAGCAGCATTTTCTATTATTGCTTTCATCAAACCTTCTAAAGAAATCAAGTCGCCACGATACTCTTCAACGTATCCCCTTCCGTAACTTTCTCCGCTTAGTCGGGTAAATCTAAGATTTATAAAAGGAGATACATCTTTCTTTGCTCTACCTTCTGTGTTTGGTATGATCTCATTTTTACATTCTTGGTGGTAATTAAAATAATCTCCATCTCTTTTAACGTGTGTGTAAATATCTAATTCTTCTTCAAGTGTTTTTTCTGTGTACTCTGCTTTTTGTTTTATGTTTTCAAGGAAAGCAGGAGGTAAAGCTTTAGCACTTATAGTTTCTTTGATAATAATTTCTATGGTATTACCAGTAGCATCACGTTTACAAACATATTTTTCTAAAGGATATACCTGTAATCCATCATCAGTTAAATACAGTAAAACATTTCCACCAACTACTAAATGTTTTAAAGCTTCAAACATAGCAACTCTATCTGTAGAAACTTCAATCTCTCTCATCAAAGCATTTTCTACCTTACGCAAAGCTTTGTCTATTTCTGTTATCGCTTCTGCTCCTGCTTCTTCTTGAGCTATTTTTATTTTGTCTAAAACCAATTTAAAAAATGGTACGTTTGTAGGAAACAAACCTGTCAAGAGTTTGGCAGCAAGACTATTAGTTCCTGCTGCTCCAATCCCTTGATAGTTTGTTTTGATTTTAGTCCTTCTGGAACCACTACCTGCTGCTGTTTCAGGTATCAAATATGGCAGTGTATATTTACTAGACTCCTGTCCTTCTCTAAGATAAGAAGATCGTTCAGTAGCATACTGTTCATACAGTGACGCTGCTGTACCTACAGGAGATTCATATTCCATATTGTTTTAGATAGGTGTGTTTAAATTACCGCTTCTGGTAGTCTCTTTTTTACCTAGTAAAGGTATTCTTAATGATGCTGTACCTTTTCTACCTGCATCTCTTGCAGCAGTTCTACCCATCTTCTGACCTTTCTTTTTAACTGTAGTTCTTTGCTGTCCAGTAACAACTTGTTCTGCTGTCTTTTCGCCTTTAGGTGCTGTAGGCTCTGGGTCTGGTAGTGGTGGGGGAGGTGGTGGGGGAGAGAAAACGCACATAGTTTTTAATAAATTGATTTCGTGTTATAGGGAGAAGACATACTACCCATACCAGATTTTCTTCTAGTATCAGCTTCAGGAGTAAGACCTGCAATCCTAACGTCAGAAAAATTAGGGTCGCCTTTTTTAATCTTAATTCCTTTTTCTTTCTTCTTCCTTCTAAGTTTTAACTGATCTGTTATTTTCTTAGTATCAAATGGATTTTCAACATCTTCCTGTTTACCTGTAACAACAGGAGGTGCATCTTCAAACTCAGCTTTCTTGGGTTTTTCAGGTGCTTTAGGTTTAGAGCCGAAACACATAGTACTAATCTAAAACTTGTTCAGTTAACATAGTTTCACGTTGTCTCTTTTGTTGCTCGATTAAGTAATCAACAACAAACCTTTGCCCTGCCCGATACCAAACCTCCTTATCAGAAAATGACAGTTCAGGTTGGCGGTTAGGAAAGACCTCATCTAATCCTTGTATCAAGTCATCAGTAATTTGTGGTAACTTAACAGCCAAGAATAAGATTGAAACTATTATCATAGTAACTCTTAATCTGAAAATATAAATAGTTTTGTATAGATTTCATGCTACAATTTAATCAATGGGGGTGGTTTCCCATTGGTAAAGAATAAAAAAGCTCTAGGTTTTTGATGTCTCCTGTCGTTTGTCCTAGAGTTTTTTTTATGGATTCCAAAGTTTTACTTCGCCAGTACTGTAGTTATAATCTCCTTCTCTAAGTATTCTTGTAAGTCTTGCATTGAGTATAGCGTCAGCTAACGAGTAACCCTTCTTTGTATATGTCTCAGCAACTTTAGACCATAGTGCATCTTGTGTGTCAGGAGTATTTGCAAGTAACTTGTTTGCACTTACCATACCCAAGCCCTTGACTCCTATGATTCCGTCTGTGGCATCTCCTGCTATAGACATTTCAAACCAGTGTCGCATAGCTTTTTTCTCTGTGATATGTTCTACCTCTTCAGCAGCTATCAACATACAGGGGATAGTTCTCATGTCTTTATCAACTGAAACTACAACTGGATTCTCATACTGACCATTAGTAGCTAGTAATCCTAGAACGTCATCTCCTTCTAAGTTGGGATACGATACACATTCAAAGTCTTGCTTTAGTAAATCAATAGTATGTTTCATAGCAAGTGGTTTTCTTTTTCCTATCCTATGGATTTTGTATTCAGGAAATATGTCATGCCTAAATGTTGGGTACTCAGAAAAACACATGACCACATCATGCTCAACTTTAGGCTGCTGTGCTTTAGCTATAGTCTTATATACTTCTAGTCTTGCTTCAACAATAGACAAGCAATCTTTTGCATTAGAGTGCAAGGTATGATTCCAAGTATCCCATTGTATTTCTACTTCTCCTGCACAACAGGAAGAGAAGACTAGCCAATCTGCATCAATGAGTAAAGTCATAAATCTCCGAATGTGTTTTCATAAACTATTAACCTGCCTGTCTTTTGGTCATACAATAACTTATCTACTTCTCCTGTCATACCTGTATGTCTTGACTTAAGTATTTTTAGATGTAGTCTTTGTCTTTCACTAGCTTCGCCTACCTGATTCCTTGATGCACCTAATACGACATCAGAAAGTTGGAGTAGTCCAGAACTCCCCTTCAAGTCTGAAGTATCAATCTCTCTACCCGACTCATGTGATTGTCCTTGAGGTCTGCGTAGATGACTAACAAGTATTAAAGCTATGCCAGTTGATTCGCATAGACTTCTAAGCTTAGTCATTGTCACATCAATAGCACGTCTTTCATTCTCTAATTCAAGACCTGAAGTAACTATAGTTATATGATCTAGTATTACTATCTGAACCCCATCAACAGTTGCTAAGTATCTAATCTGCTCAAGCAATACATCAGGGTCAAGACTCCCAAAGTGATTATATAAATATAAGTTACGAGAAGATGTCAGTTTATCAAATGAACTCTTTACTTCATCAGGGTCAATATCATCTTCAAGGTGTAGAGGTACATTCATATCAATACCAACCAATCCCTGTAAAGTTCTTTGTACCGATTCTTCTAATCCTATGTAACCAAGCTTTAGATTCTTAGTTAAGAAATGGTATGCAAGTTCTCTGCATATCGTGGACTTACCTGCTCCACTTCCACTAGCAACTGTGAACAGTTGGCTAGGAAACAAACCTCTTGTAAAGTCATTTAGTTTTGGAAATGGAAAGTCTGATATTGGTTTACTTGTTTCTTTGGTAAACAAATCCCATGCGTCTGCTGCGTTGATTAAACTATCAGGTCTTACTGGTCTAGCCTTCCATAACTTTTGTCTTACTATCTCTCCTTCATTCAATACAAGATGATCGTTCACGTCATTACGATCAAGCTTTGCTATTGCTACTTTGCCCTTGGGTAAAACTTCCAAGCATTTCTCTGCTGCTTTCCTTCCTGCTTCATCATTATCAAAGCATAGAACTATACGACAATAAGTATCTAACCATTTGTAGTTAGCTGCTAGATACTTGGCTGCTGATTGTACACCTGACGGAATAGATACACAGGGAAACTTATTACCCTGTATCTGACTAGCACTCATGCAATCAATCTCTCCTTCGCAAACAGTTACAAAGACAGAACCATTACCGCCATGCTGACGCCATAGATGTTGACCCCATAACTGTACTTGTTTTATATCTCCTATCCAAGAAAATTTTTTGTCAGGAAATCTAATATGCTGTGCTACATCATTACCCTTTTGATCTTTGTATGTAGCTACTTGAACAGGCATACCTTTAAACTCAGCCTGTCCATAACCAAATAGTTCGCAAGTCTCTTTAGTGATTCCACGTTTGGATAATGCTATAGGTGTTACCTTCAATAGCTTTGGACTTGTTTTAAATAGTGGTGTCACTTTGTCTATCATTTTCTTTGAGTAAGCAGACGATAAATTTTTCTTGTTTGGATAGTAAGTGTATCCGCAATCCATAGTGAAACAATGCTTATGTCCATCACTAAAGACCGCACAGTTTTTCTTGCCACACTCAGGGCAAACTTCTTTAACTTTGTAGCTTGAGCTAGGCATCTGGATATTTAACGTGTTGGTACTGAGCTAGTCGATATTCAAAATGATGTGTAGTTCCATTGGGATAAGTAAATGGATTATTTTTTTCAAGTTGATTTAGCAAGAAAATTAAATCAGAAATGCGGTGGCTTATCTGGTGCTTGCGATCATCTATGTGGTTAATTGTCATACCAATCTTCTGGAATAAATTTGTCACAGTATTGAAACCCATGTCTCGTACACCAATCGGCATACGAGATAGAGTTCTTGGCCTTGGATAGTTTGGTTCTGCTATTTTGAAAACAAAACCTTATATCTAGGTCGGGTCGTTTCTCCTTAATCGCAAGATGTTTTCGTCTATCTTGTTTCGAGAAGTAGCCCTTCGTTTCAACAATAAAACTGTTGAGTATAAAGTCAGGCTTATAGGTGCAAGTAATTTCATAGTCAATGCTGAGTGTTTCATAGGTAAAGATAAGTTTCTTTTTTTTAAGGTCGTCAGCAAATTGACTTTCAAATTTACTCTTGTACTTAGAAGTCGGCTGCTGTTGCGGTCGGAGTTTTCTCTTCATAGCTTGATGGTTCTGTTGTATCAAAATCATCTGCTCCTCCTCCTGTCCAAGGAACTATATCCCTGAAGCAAAAAGATATGGGGAACAGTTTGATACCAACACCATTACCCTGTGCGTCATAGCCAGAAGCAAGCATAGCTGCTTGGCCTGTAGTCTCTGGACTAATCTTATTCATAGTTTGTCTTTCAACTTCACTCATTAATAAGTTTTGTCCTGAAGCAGGGTCATGCTTAAACAGTTGTATCGGTTGGTTGTTACCTTTTAATCCTTTGACATTCTTCTTAAGCTTCAGGATTAAATAGTCTTCCTCAAACGACCAAGGAAAAGTAGGCTTACCTGTGTTCTTGTTCTTAGTAAGAGTGAATGTTCTAGTTGGATAAGCAGCTTTTAACTGTGTCTTCCAACCTTCGAGTAAGTTCTCTAACTGGTTGGCTATGTATTGAGTAGCTTCATGTTCTACTTCTTTGCCATCTTCTTTAACCTTGACGATTGTGCCGACAGGTATCATAGCTTCTGTCTTCCACTTCTCAACACCCATGTATTCATCAGGTGTGACGAGATAGGAATAACGAAAGCGAGTTCCTACTGGAGTGACTATTTTAATCTGCTCCGATTTAATTGATTCCATGTTTACCTTGGATTGTACTTGTGATTCGTCTTAGAAAAGACGTTCCCTAATTGTACCTTGATCTCTTGTTATGTAAATATATATGGTGCTGTCAACACATCTGTAATATCAAACTCCCCCATCAGTAGTGCAGGTGGTAATCCTTTGGTATTACTTAATTGATCTGCTGCTTGATGATGTAAGTTATCTAAATTATTATCACTATATATGTAGAAGAATGTCTGCTTGACACATTCAATTAACCTATCGAGTTCAGCAGCAGGACTACCAAAGCAATCGTGAATAATACAGAACTGTTCAAGACCCATCTTGCTTGCTTCAACCAAGCTTAACTGTAGGTGTGCAGCATCAAAGGAATGTATATAATTACTTGGAAAACCTTGCAGTTGTTTTCTCTTGTTGACTAGCTTCTCGTCAGGCTCGGCAAGACTCAGGTAAACTGTTTGATTACTGAGCTTGGTCTTGATTCTTTTAGTTAGGTTTGTATAGTACTTCTGCTGTACCAAAAACCCAGAGGGAGTATGCCATGAGATAGTCTTGTTCTCTTTGTTAAAACATAGAGCTATCTTTGACAAGTAATTTAAAACTTGATAACTCTCAGGACATATATCTTTTACAGCCTGTTCGATTATTGAAGCAAGGTAAAAGTTATTCTTAAAATTTTTTGCCATTGAAATATTTTTTGCGACAAAATATTTTTCTATGTAGTTAGCTATGCCAAAGGTCGTTGAGTTATATGGAATCATCAGCACTGGTTTCTTTATAAACTTTCTAGTCAACAGGTTTGAAATCTTATTCCAGTTCTTGCCTTGTGTTGTTGTATCTGTCTCTAATATTTCTATGACTCTAGCTAGAACATCTTTATATAAATCTTGTGGCTTACTTGCTCTCTGTAAATTTACTTTCTTTGCCAGTACTTCAGATGAAATCATACCTGCTATATGTTGGTATCCATTGTTAGTACCATCAAGACAACAACAGAAACGTGAGACATATTCTCCCTTCAATCCTACCTGACAAAATTCATACCACTCTCTACACCAAGCAAGAAATTGCCAAGGGTCTTTCGCTTGACCCCATATATCTATGTTGTCCAGTGGATTAAGTGTTACCTGTTCAGCAAAGTCTTGACCTTCTATGTAAGCCCACTCTAGCCTTTCATCATAGCTCAACTTGTTATAACCAAAAGCATTAGCTCCTGCTATCGCCAACCAATCTGCATCTTTCTTGGTCTTGATAACAGCCCCTTCATAGAATTGATGTAAGGCTCTAGCAATATCAGTTCCTTGTGGGTGGAAGTGTGCAGTTACAGGATAAAGTCTTGAAGTAAAATCCATTTGATAAACGTGAAAAAATTTTTCGCCAAGATAACTTTTCGCTGTGTCTATCATTGAAAGTATTTGGAATCTCTTTACTTTGTTTGCGTGGTTTGTATCATGAATTAAACCTGCGTGGTAACTCCATTGTTTTGTTACCTCCTTATCCTCTCCAAAACCTTCAGGCTTTACTGGTAATTCAAGTGGCTCTCTATCAATCAATCCCCCTACTTCTATTCTTTCTTCCCAACAATATACAAGAGTATCAAACACAAATTTATTTACCCCCCACGCAGTACTTGACGCAAGGTTTAGAGCCTTTAGACATACTGTTAAGTTTTCTTCTTGTAACTTTTTTAATGTCTCTTGATTAGTAGTCTTGATAGCTGAAGTTCTAAGTCTCTCTGTGTAATAACCTCCATCAAATAAAGTTGTATATTCTTTAGGCTTATCGAAGCAAGGAAGATACAAAGGATAAGCAGCTATGCGGTTAGCTCTGTTCTTTCTTATCCACTTGTCTGCTACATCAGTGAAGACTACACATGAAGTAGTTGTCTTGCCTACCCTTTTGTTTATTAGCTTTATCATTCCAATATGATTAACAACTAAGTCAATCAGAACCATACCAATTTTTAATTTATTTTCTTTACTCCAAGTCTTGAACTCTATACCCCTCTTACTCATGTGTGATCTAACCATATTCTTTTTATAACCTTGGTGGTTTGTATCTCTGGTATGATGTTGGATTGCTTTGAAATGTTTAGGGTCTTCCTCTTCAAAGATTGTGTATCGCATTTCATCTTCCAACATCTGACCTATATTGATTGCCACTTGTGTTGTTACTTTGCCTAGCGATACGTTGTCTATGATGACCTTGAAAGTTATAAAAGAAACCACGTCAATATCAGGGAATTGATTTAGGTATATAGCAGCTAACGATTTGACTCCTACTTGTCCACTCAAAGATTTATATATATAGTTCTGAGTCTGCTTTGTTAATTCCTCTAGCCCTGCTTCAATCATGTTGCGAGCATAGTAAGTTTCAGACTCCCTTCCCTGCTCCCTGAGTTTATTATTTTTAGATAGCTTATTGTATCCTGAGATGCTAAAGATACTTTGCTCTAGGTCTAGTTGTTTCTTGCTTGGTTCACTCATTGATCTTCTTCCTCAATACTTCAAGCTCTTCTATTCTCTTGATACAGTATTCGATTGACCGATTGTAATTTCTCTTCTGACCTATATCATTTTCTTTTTGTGCAAGTTCGGTCATACCTTTTAAAAATTTTTCTTCTTCTCTGATTGATTTTGCAATAGATTCATTAATAAAATAAATTTGGCTATCAGTAAATTCCATTAGTTTAATACCTCCACTACTGAGTGCATAGAGTTAGGGGCAAGATGAGCATACTTCTCTGTCATCTTTACATCTTCATGACCTAACCAATCTCTGACGATTAGAAGATGTACTCCACGCTGTACTAATCTTGACCCTGCTGTATCTCTAAAGAGATGTATCCTGTACCATTTGTGTTCCTGATAACCTAGTTCTTTCTTGACCTTCTTAAAGACACTCTCAGCCCAATAATAATTATGGTCGAATACATAGTCCAAGGTATTGCACTTGTCATAGTATGGCTTGATAATTTCTCTTACTTTGTTACTCATTGGTACAGTATTTGGCCTTCCGTTTTTCCTGTATTGAAATGTAATTTGATTTCTTTCAAAGTCAATAAATCTTTTTTCAAGAGTGAGTAGCTCCATGACCCTGCACCCTAGATCAATCAAGCACTTGAATACATCTCTGTGTTCATGATGACCAAGCTCTGTGACCTTATCCAATAGCTCAGTTTCCATGTCATTTGTTAGGTAATGAACCTTCTTGTTTTTCTTTACCTTCAATGGCTTGGGAAACTCAGGCATTGTTAAGTGTCCATCATCTTTGCAATCATCAAGTACTAACTTGAGATGCCCCATCTTTTTATTGACTACCTCTTCACAGTTGGGTCTTGCTTTGTTGAAGTCATTCATCTTGCTAATCATACTTGTAGTTATTTTATTTACAGGTATGTTTCCAAGAGCTTGGATATTATGTCTCATACTATTGAGAAAATCTTTAGCTGAGATGTCTCCGTTCTTTCTCCTTTTGTAGGTTATGAAAGCAGCTTCCTTGAGTGTTGGTACTTTGTTTTTCATTGTCTCCTTTTGGTTAGTTGTTTTTAATTAGGTCGTCAATCATCTCCATGTATCCCTTCTTGCCGAAGTCGATCAGGTCTTGAATGGAATACTCTCTGGTAGCAAAGCGTTGACCACAAGACAAACAAACCCTAGACCTGTAGGTATAGGGTTTCTTTGTTGCTCTGCTTTCCTGTCTATGTCTTGTATCTAAATACTTTGTATTAGTACTTCGACATTCTTTGTTAGGACAAACAGCCATAGATTACTTGTCCTCCTTCTCTTGCTGTATCCAACCATCAATCTTCTTATGAATTTTTCTTAGGTAACTCATAGTTTCTTCGGTTGCTCTATTGCCTTTGTCCTTTTCTCTTAACACATTGTCAAGCTCTATGAACTCAGCAAAGAATTTCACAACAGCAGGACTCTTGACGTTAGGGAGATGAACCTCATCTCCTGCTATGTCAGTTACCGAAATGTATCCTATTGATCTGTCATCAAAGATTCCATCTTCATGACATACAAATTCTAAAGATTCATAATGATCTTCAGGAAAGATGTGCGTTGTTTTAACTGTGTGCATTTTAAAGTTCCTCCGTTTTGATTTGGTTAATAGTTTTAATAATCTCTTTCTTGTAGTATTCAATAGACTCATCAAGTAAGAGATTGCCCTCCTCATCAGAGGGCAAGAAGATAGCAAAGTTTCTATCGGTAAGTTGTGCAGCCCTATGGAGAATACAATCAAGCTCCATAAAGATTGCGTGTTTTGATCTAGGCATTAG